CACGTTGCTACCGGTTGCATCTACATTAACAACTACGTTAGTGCCACCGCCGAATGACCCTGCTGGCGCTATACCGCCACTACGCCCTGGCATGAACAACTCAGGGCCACGCTCGCCTACGAGGTACGGCGTGCCGCCTGTGACGCTACCGCCTTTGGCTTTCATACCGCCGAAATCAACGTATTTAAACATGTCTGTCTGCGGAAGCGCACCGCCAACCGCCGCAGCCGGAGATTTGCCGCCGCCAAAAAAACTTCCAAGCAACCCGCCGCCAGTGCCAGTGCCGCTCATGCTGCCAAATAAAGCAAGATTTGTAGCAACATCTAACAATTTATCTGCAATCTTATTTAACAGATCTGTTGCTACATCTTGCAGCCTTTTAGTTCCATCAATTGCACCTTGTATTCCTTCAATAACACTAGATTTTATGGTCATACCAATATCGCTATAAAGTCCTTTTAGTTCTTGTGCGGCTGTTAACTGTTGCTTAAGCGCATCAATTTTTTTTAATGTATTTGTAACTTCTTGCGCATCTAAGCCAGCAGTGCCAATCATAATATCTCTAAGCTGTTGTTTAAGTATTACTTCTGCTTCGTTACCCCTAAGGCGTGCTTGAGCAATATCAAGTTCATCTGTTAGTGATTGCTTTCTTTGTTGACCTAATAATGTTTCATCTTCTAATTTCTTTTTTAATATTAAGGCATCTGCTTGTTGCGCTTCTAACGCTTTACCATAATGCTTTTCTGCAATTGTATTGGTACGTTCTGCTATTAAATTCATTTGATTTGATATATCAGCTCTTCTTTGATCAATAAAAAGTGCTGCATCGCCTCGCTTATCTTGGGGGGAATTAGCAATTAAAGCAGATCGATTTTTTTCAACAATTGTTAGTTGAGTTGCTAACGCTTTAGTTTCAAATAGTGCTTCGCGGTATTGGTGCGCATATTCAATCATGCGTTTTGCCTGCGCTTCATTTTCAGTGCCTTGGGCGCCGCTAAGATCTTTTTGTTTTAAAGTTTCTTGCCGTGCTAATTCAAGTTGAAGCGCATCATTAATTTTTGGATTAAGTAAGCTATCCATTGACATTGGCTTTGCAGGTTTTGGTTTTTCTTTTAACAGTGCAGGTGTTTTAGGTGTGGCTGTTGTCGGCTTAGCTTTTGATTGATTTCTTAATTCTTTAAGCCTATTATCCAGCCTAATAGCTTGCTGTTCTAGTTGTTTTAATTCAGCTTGCATTTCCGGCAGCACCGTGCCTCCACCTGCTACCACTTGACCGTCTACCCCTAATACCGGTGCGCTGCGAGTGGTTGGACTAATACCTGCTTTTTCAGCGGCATCTATTTCTTTTTTTAACTTTAATATTTCTGCGCGGGTATTAAATAATTGATTGTTAGCAACTTTATAGCCTGGGCCAGCTAAAGCTTTATTAATTTGGTCTACAATCCCAATAGCTATATTAAGCACCGCTTTAAACGCAGGTTCTAATATCTGCCCTATTTTTTTAGCTAGCATTTCAACGCTATCCACTAACGTACTAAATTTGCCGTTTAATGTATCGCTTTGCGCAATAGCGCCATTCGCATACTTACCACCAGCATTTGTTAATCTTATTATTGCAACTTCAACAGCTTCTGAGCTTATAAGCCCCTTTTCTAATGCTTTTCGTAATTCTTCTCCTGATAACCCATACATCTTTTGCAGTTCACCCTGCAAAGCAATGCCGCGTTCTTGAAACTGCAATAACTCTTCGCCTTGCAGTCTGCCTTTAGCTTGCACTTGCCCATAAGCTGTAACTAGCCCTTGCAGTGCAGCACCTGTAGCGCCAGAAATATCAGCTAATCGTCTTGTTGTTTCAACTACTTTATCGCCTTCAACTCCGAATGCTTGTAAACGTTTAGCCGCATCAATTAATTCGGTGCTAGTAAACGGAGTTACGGCACCAAGCTGTTGTAGCTCAGAAATAATTTGTTTTGCTTTTGCTGCGCTGCCTGTTAATACTTCTAAACTACGCGTTTGACTTTCAAGTTCAGCAGTTTTTGCGAATACAAATTTAATAGCTTGCATTGCACCAAGTGCGATAGCAAGTTTACCAACTGTAGAAAGTAAGCCTGAAACAGATTTGTCGGCTGCTTGTGAGCCTTGTTGCACCGCACGTAGCTGCTGCGTTGCGCCAGTAGCGTTTACCTGAATATCGACAACCGAAACAGCCATAGCAGCGATCCCCTACGTGTACAGTCTACCGGCGATTTTTTGCTTTTTCCATTTCTTCGCGCTCACGCTTGCCTTTTAACTCATAATATGCTGCAAAATGTACAAATTCTGCATCTGTTAATTCTTGCCGCAACTGGCTTATTGTTTTTCCTAGTTCCGTAGCTAAGAAAAATTCAAAATAAAGCCAGTTGTCAGCCTCTAATCTTTTTTTGCTTCTTCAATCGTTCCGGCTTCACCTATACCAAAAAGGAATAATTCTATATCATTAAGCACAGTTTCTGGTAATTCGCGTTGTAGTTTAGCTGCATCTGCCGCAGCAAATGCTTTAGTGCCATCTTCTAATTCAGCCACAAGGCATAGCATTTGGGTGCTAACTTCTAGTGCTTCTTCAGAATTGGCTAAGTTGGTTGCACGTTTACGATCTGCTCTTGTGATTGGTTTAAAAAATAAAGATAGCACTTTTGCACCATCATTATTTTTTACATCAAACCGGCGCCGTTGATTTAGATCAAAAGCACCGGTGAGAATATCAACGGTGCGTGGTGTGGATGCCATTGTTATCAGATGCTCAGGGTGATAGATCCATTCATGGTGAAGCTAACGGTCACCACTTCCAGCTCCCCTACGGTAGCACTATATTCAGTAGAAGTAATAACAATTAAACCAACAATTTTCTTACCGCCTGATTCGTCAAGATAAAGCTCTACCGATGCGTTACCTTCATCAGTAGCAGTATTGATATCTTTGATCAGATCAAGCTTATCGCCTGCACCTGGCGCGTCATACATTACTTCCATGCTGCCAGTGCCTGCGATTAATCCGCCGACATTAGCCTTATAGGTTGCACCTTGAGATGTGGTTTCAAGTACATCCTTCTCTACAGTCATAGACCATGATCGCACAGCAGCAACTTCAGACATACCGCCGCTGGAGTCTTTATCAAAAAAGACTGTACCTTGTTCACCGCGAAAAAAGGCCATGATTAAATGCTCAGAATGATGGCACCACTCGTAACAAAGTTACAAGTGATAACTTCAAGTTCCCCAACTGTAGCTGAATATTCAGCAGAAGTAATCAAACCAACAAAAGTAATCTTTTTAGTGCCGGTTGTATCTAGGAATAATTCGAACGATGCAATGCCTGCATCAGTTGCGGTATTAGCCGCTTCAATAAAAACATTAGTTTCATCGGAACTGCTCGCGGTATAAAGCACTTCAACAGTGCCAGAGCCTGCAATCAAGCCGCCGACATTTGCTTTGTAAGTCGCGCCGAGTGATGTGGTCTCAAGCACGTCTTTTTCTACAGTCATCGACCATGACCGGGTAGAGGTAATTGCAGCAGCAGAAACACCGGCATCGTCAAATTTGACAGATCCCTGTTCACCGCGAAAAAAGGCCATAGCTAAAGATCCTCGAAGGTTTCAAAGGTTAAACGAACCTGTGTTTGAAAATACCCCTCGGGGGATGGCGGTGCCATTACCTCTGGGCCGGTTGGTGCATCGAAAATAACTCCCGATACCTTGCTTCTATTATAGACATCCCGAACACGCTTGCCAATCGTAAAATTAGCGCCTGCTCCTGCGCCTTTTGGCGTGAATATATTTACCAAAATAATGCCGATGATGCTGTTGCTAACGCCGGTAGTACCTCCCATCGTGAGGTAATTATTGTTGCCAAAATTCAATTGGCATTGAACCCAAGTACTGTTAGGTGTTGGCGCATATGGCACATTATTAAAAACTACTGGATACACAGTTGGCAGCCCTGGGTCATTTGAATCGTCAATGCTTACAATTGCATCAATGCTAGGAATAGAATCAAATAAACTATTAAATTCATTAGCCAGCAATTGCTCAATCGTGGCGCGGATAGTGTTGAGGTTAGCAGCCGCCATTAGTCTTGCCTTCCAATTTGATCTGCCACACGCCTAGCCCATGTTGTCATATTACGAGCTACCAAATCAGGATAACCTTTCACAATTTGATTCTCTTTTGATCTCCAAGTGCCGTTCCATGATGGCGGTAAACTTTCGCCATAAAGCACTGGCAAAGCATATTCTATATTTGTATGGATGTGGTAAACATTGCCTGCGCGTTCAGTGCCGTAGTTTAACCTTCGCGGTGGTGTAATGCCTGAAGCGGTAGTTTGCGGGCCAGGATCATAACCAGGAGCATCGTTTTCGCTAATTGACCATGAAAGGCGTAATCTACCAGTATCTACTGGGCTGCCCTCTTTTAATTGCCTATCTGTTTCAAATACCACATAACGTAATAACTTCTCATACTTCTCTCTGGAGTAGTCACCAATCTGAGACAGGGCTAT